CCTTATATTAAATACAGCCTCGCTTAGAACTTATGTTTGCTAATTAAGTATAGCCAATATATATTTATAAGGAGGATTTATTATGGCTTTTCAAACTGTAGCGGGTTATGGAAATTTACCTAATGGTAATTTTTCTCCAATAATCTACTCCAAACAGGTACAACTTGCGTTTCGTAAGTCTACTGTTGTTGGAGATATCACAAACTCTGATTATTTCGGAGAGATTGCTAATCAGGGCGATACTGTCAGGATTATCAAAGAACCTGAAATTTCAGTAAAAGAGTATGCCAGAGGCACTCAAGTAACTGCACAAGATTTAGATGACGAAGACTTTCAGCTTGTTGTCGATAAAGCAAACTACTATGCTTTTAAAATGGATGACATTGAAGAAGCTCATAGTCATATAAATTTTATGCAACTTGCTACCGACAGAGCTGCATACAGACTGTCAGATCAATATGATCAAGAAGTTCTTGGTTATCTAAGTGGTTTTAAACAAGCCTCATTAAATGCAGTAGCCAGTGCTGCAAATACAACAGTAAATGGTACTAAGGCAGTAAGCACCGCTGGTTCAGACGAACTTCTTACTTCTATGAAGTTAAGAAAAGATTCATTTGGTAACATCACAACATCATCAGCAGGTGATCACTCCATACCTGTAGCTAATGTGCCAAATGGAGCAACATCTGTTCCTACGGCTACTGCATCTCCAATGCAGATTGTGAACAGAATGAATAGACTATTAAATCAACAACAAGTTGATTCTCAAGACAGATGGTTAGTAATTGATCCAGTTTTTATGGAATTACTTTCTGATGAAAACTCTAAGTTAGTTAATGCTGACTTTGCAGAGGCTTCATTAAAAAATGGTCTTGTTGTCAATAACCTTGCTGGTTTTAGAGTTTATGTATCTAGTAATCTACCTGCTGTTGGAACAGGTCCAGGAACATCTGGTTCATCAAATCAGAACTCTAATTTTGGTGTGATTGTAGCTGGTCATGGTTCTGCTGTTGCTACCGCAGAGCAGTTAAGTAAAACAGAAACATATCGTGATCCAGACAGCTTTGCTGATATAGTTCGTGGTATGCACTTGTATGGCAGAAAGATACTTCGTCCAGAAGCTATCGTAACTGCTAAGTATAACGCAGCGTAAGGGGGAGATTAAAAATGGCTACTTTTGATTTAACAGCTAAATCTACCACAGGAGTTGGTGCTGATTCTATCGCAGCACTACCAACGGATACAGGAACACATGTAGTAAAGACAATTCAGGCTTATCTAGATGTTGATGCTTTAATAGCAGCAGGAAATTCTTTAGCTGATGGAGACATCTTTCAGTTATTGGAAATACCTGCTGGTACTTTAGTCCTTAATGCAGGGGCTGAAGTTATGGCGGCATTCAATTCTAGTGTAACTGCTGACATTGACTTTGCGGCAGGTGATGACATTGTTGATGGTGCAGATGTGACATCAACAGGTTTCTGTGCAGCAGGTTCTAACGGACAGACAAATACTGTAGTTGGCAACGCTGCATCAACTTACACACAGTTTATATCTACAACAGATACAATAGATGTGAAGTTGGCAGGAGCTGATCCGACCACTGGTAGACTAAGAGTCTATGCTACTGTCCTTGATTGTAACGATCATGGTGCAGTAGATAAAGCTACTGAAGTTGATAGAGACTTGTTAGCTTAATTTATTATAGTGAGGGGCATACTTGCCCCTCGCTTTCTATAAAAAGGATGATAAATGGCAACAACATACTTAACTTTAGTTAACGATTTACTAAGAAGATTAAATGAAGTTACTTTTGATTCATCTGGAGATGGTTTTGATACGGCTAAAAATATTCAAGCGATAGCTAAAGATTCCATAAATAACGCTATTCGAGAGATACTCCAAGATGGTCATCAATTTCCTTTTCTAAAGACAACAACAACACAAACATTAACAGCAGGAACAGGCACATATGCTTTTCCTTCTGACTTAGCAAGTGTTGACTGGGATACTTTTTATATTCAACAACTTTCAGACAAAAATAACGTAGCTATGTCTTTGCCTACAATATCTTTTGATGATTATATTCAAAATTATAGAGGAATAGAAGACGCTTCTGGCACTGGTGGAAGAACTGCTCCTGATCTGATATATCAAACACTAGAGGAAAAGTTTGGAGTTACGCCTATACCTGATGCTGCATATGTAATTGAATATGTGTATTACAAATTCCCAGATGACCTTTCAGCTACGACTGATACCATGATTATTCCCGATAGGTTCAAATATATAGTTATTGATGGTGCAATGATGTATATGATGCGTTTTCGCTCAAACGAGCAAAGTGCAGTAATACATCAACAGAAATTTAGAGATGGTATTAAAGTTATGAGACGATTATTGTTAGACGATCCTATTGTTATGAGATCTACTATGATTAATCGACCTAGAACATCAAGTAGGGTGTTAAGTTTAGGTTCATAATATGGTAGACGCAGTAGCCACATTTAAAGCCGTATGTAGAGGAGGTTTAAATACTGGTACAGATGTGCTATCTTTAGGTGAATTTGCATCTGGTGCAGCTACACAACTAGTTAATTATGAGCCCAATCTTGAGGGAGGTTACAGAAAAATAAATGGTTTTGCTCACAACTTTGGAACTGTGCCTGGCACTGGGTCTGTGCTAGGAATTGCAGTAGCAGATGGGATCAATCAAGGTGTGTTGGCTTGTCGAACTCCCTCTTCGGGTAATAATTACTTACATCATTGGAACTTTTACTATCAATTTAATGTTGCTTCAGATTCAAATTTAACTGTCGGACAGACATTAACAGAAAGAACGTCTGCGGGAGACTCTAGCACTGCTACCTCTGTAACTGGGGTTCTGATTTCAAAAAGTTCAAATACGATAGTTGTTAACTTCGGAAGGATACCCTCTGCCGTATTTACTAATGGAAATGCTATTTCTGACGATAGTTTTTCTACTAGCACAACTCTAAGTTCTGTTCCTGCCGTTATAGGTTGGACAGCAGTTAGCACAAGTGGGTCACCTACTATGACAAATGTTTCTAAAGTAAGATTTACTGAGATAAACTTTGGCACTCCTAAGGTAGTATTAACTGATGGGGTAAACCCAGCAGCAACGTATGATGGTAGCACTTACACTCAGATAACGGATTCTAATGCCCCCACTGATCCGACTTTGTCTGAGGAGTTTCAAAATCACTTGTTTTTAGCGGGTGATCCTGCTCAAGTTAGTAACTTGTTTTTTAGTGCTCCGACAGCAGAAACGGACTTTACACCTGCAAATGGGGCGGGGGTAATTAATGTGGGATTTGAGATAGTTTCTATAAAGAAGTTCCGTAATGTTTTGTATGTATTTGGTAATAATACAATCAAAAGATTAGTAGGAGAAAACTCTGCAAACTTTGTGTTAGAAACTGTAACGTCGAATCTTGGATGTTTATCAACAGATAGTGTTCTAGAGTTAGGGGGTGACCTTATATTTTTAGCACCAGACGGCATAAGACCTATAGGAGGAACGGCTAAAATAGGAGATGTAAATTTAGAAACAGTATCAAAGAGTATACAAAAAACTATTAACAACTTAATAAAACTTGAAACTCTAACTGAATTGTCCTCAGTATTAATTAGAACTAAATCTCAGTTTAGATACCTATTCAGTGATTCTGCCTCTTTAGGTCTGGTGGGGGCTCTTAGAGAGGGTCAAGGTGGCTTTTCTTTTGAGTTTGGGCAAATATCAGGTTTAACTTGCACATGTGCAGATAGTGGATATTTAGATACAGATGAATTTGTGCTTCATGGTGCATCAAGTGGAAAAGTGTTTCAACAGGAATCAGGGAATGCGTTTGATACGAGTAATATTATAAGCATATTTAAAACTCCTTTTATTTATATGGAAAACCCTGAACAAAGAAAGAATTTTTATAGTGTTTCCACTTATCTAAGTGCAGAAGGAGTTCACACTATTAGTTTAGGAGTTACATATGATTATGAAAACCCAAATACAAAAACTCCTGAAAATGTCCAATTAAAGAATGAAAGTCCTGCATCTTTTTTTGATACAGGAAGTAATGTAGCAATATTTGATACGACTGATATTTTTGATGGTAATCCTTCACCTGTAGAGTCCCAGAGTTTTTCTGGATCGGGTAAGTCTATTTCTTTTAGATATGTAACAGATGATACTAACCCAAGTCATAGTGTTCAAGGATTTACTGTAACATATAGCACAGGAGATGTAAGATAAATGGCAGGATACTCAAGAACTAATTCAGCAGATATAACAGCTAATGCCGTAGTTAAATCTGCACCAATAAATGCAGAATTAAATGCCCTTCAAACTGCTTTTGCACTAAGTGGGGGTCATAATCATGATGGCAGCTCAACAGAGGGTGCATTGATATCTTTGCTCTCAGATGCAGACGGAGATACTAAAATACAACTAGAAGAATCCGCTGACGAGGATGTTCTTCGTATTGATATAGGTGGCACAGAGCAAGTTACGATTGTTGACGGATCAATTAGACCAACAACTGATAATGACATAGATTTAGGTACAGCATCATTAGAATTTAAAGATTTATTTTTAGATGGAACAGCCCATATAGATACACTAGACATAGATGAAAATGCTACAGTTGCTGGAACGCTAAGTGTAACGGGTGCAGTAACACTATCAGATATTCTATCAATATCTGATGGTTCAGCATCTGCTCCTTCTATTACTAACACTGGTGATACAAACTGTGGATTGTTTTTTAGTGCAGCAGACACATTAGCATTTACTGCTGGAGGTACTTCTCAGTTTACAATGGCAGATGGTGTTATTGCTCCAGTAACAGATAATGATGTTGATCTAGGTACATCTTCTTTAGAGTTCAAGGACTTGTTTCTAGATGGGACTGCTCACATAGACACACTTGATGTAGATGCGAATGCCACTGTAGCGGGCACGTTGGGAGTAACAGGAGCATTTACAGGCTCAAGCACAGTCCAAGGCACAACTATAACTGCTACCACAGCCTTTGTTCCTGATGCTTCTGATGGAGCTGC